TATTCCGGCGAAGTCACTTGAATTATTCAAATAACTGCCATCAGACTGTTTATATGCTGCGTAATAGTCATCTGCATTTAGCAAATTTTTTCCCTGCTCCACAATGCTCTCCGTGCCAGCACTGACTATTTCACCAGCATTATATGGATAATACTCTGCAGGGAACATTTTCTCAAATTCTTCCACGCTTGTGGGCTCGTTGCCTGACCCGAACATTGCGGTGAGGTCATAAATCTGTGGGTAGACTACCAAATTATTGACAGTTGCTCCTGACTTAACCATCAGCGGAACTATATATACACGGGCGTCTACATTAATGGGTGCTATTACGCCACTTCCATAATTGGTGTCCATCACAACACCACTACCTGTAATGTATGAACGATATGTCTCTGCTGAGCCACCTTTAGGGCAGGATTTTTCCAGATACACATGACCTTTAATCGGAATAAAGCTATCCGAGAAGTAGGCATCTCCGCCAGTTGCAGTGCCGTTTGCTACAAACTTGCCATTGTCAAGCTTTGTAAATGTAACACCGTTCACTGTATAGTTTGGGCGAAAATTGTTAAGGTTAACAACCTGATTAAACACGATAGACCTACCACCAACATTCTTAACCGACATCAGCTTTGCCCCTGTAGGCACTGTCTTTGCGTATGCCGTTTCACTGTCCGTTTCAAATTTGTGTGTCACACCATTGCCCATATCGTATAACGCATTTACCCTACGTTGTAGTTCCTTGTCTGTTAGTTTCACGTTAACTATCTCAGCCGTGTTTTCAGCTATCTTTCCAACCGCCGTTACATAATCATCAGGCAAACTGTCAGCCACCGCCTGTGCTGTCTGTGCGGCAGTTTCGGCAGCAGTTCTGTCCTCTGCGACCTTAGCGGCATTTTCTGCCACTGTCGCCTTGTCAACCGTGACCTGTTCCGCCATTTCCTGCACCGCCTGTCTATCTGCCGCAGTGCTGTCAGCGCAGGTCTTAGCAGTTTTTGTGTATCCTGCCGTTATTGTCTTGTCGGCTTCGGTCTGCTGTGCTGCCGTTGACGCCTGAGCTGCGGATATCTTAGCGGCGTTCTGCGCTGTGACCGCCTCTGCACGTGCGGTTTCTGCGCCCTGCCTTGCAGTGTCTGCCTGTGTAGCGGACGTTTCAGCCGCTGCCTTTGCGGTTTCAGCACGGCTTGCCGCCTGCGTTGCCGTATCGGCTGATACTCCTGCGGTGGTAGCTGATTTCTCAGCGTTTTCAGCCGCTGTTGTCGCTGTTTCTGCAGCGGTGACGGCTGTCTGCATATCTGCGTGTGCCTGTCTTCCTATGGCGTCTATGCGGTCTAGTGCGTCAGTTGCCACACTTGGTGACGGTACTGCATTATCGCCTATAGCCGCACCGATTCTCAGACGGAATATGCGTGATTTTTTCAGCAGTATGTACTCCTGCCCTGAAAGTTTTTTTGCACATAGCTGACAGCTGACTGTCTGCGCTGACCGCAGTATGTCAGCCGTAGGTGTCCACTGTCCGCCTGTGATATCGACCTCATACGTCACGCCATCGCCATAGTCGATAGTCAACACATAGCGGTCTGCGCCGTCTATCTCCATGCCCTCGACCGACACAGGTCTGGCATTTGTTTCACCTACATATCCTAGCAGGGCTGTTGATGTCATTGCGTTGTAATTTTCGTCCAATCTGATTACCATTTCTGCACCCCCTATACGATTGCTATGTAGTCTATGCTGTACGTTCCTGCAGGCACGTTGACAGTGGTTGCGCCATTGCTAGGACCCATGCAGATTACTACAAAATATGCGCCCTTGTACACCTGCACATGGGTGCAATAGTTCTGAAATGGGCTAGGTGTGCCGATATCCCTCAGCGACACACATATTTGCTTTGGCGTAAAATCCAAATTCAGCGGTATTTGCACGCTTGAAGCTGCCTTTTCCAGCGTGTATTCAATCGTACCGCTTTTGACCTTGTTTTGGTTTAAATCATTTACTGCCTGTTCCGTTGCTGTCAGTGCGTCAACCAACGCCTGACGAACGTCACGGCCGTAAAATGCGTTTCTGACAGTTTCGATTGCCGCTGCCAAATCAACATTGTTTGCCATTTTATCCCTCCTAGTCTAGTGTGTGGTTTTTCGTGGTTATGCTATTGCACATGATATCACCTGTTTTGCCGTAGCACTGTACTGCGGTTTTTTCATTTTCGTTGTATAGATACATCGCCCTGTTATTGGTGTCAACTGTAAATACCTTTTTTCCGCTGTCTGTATACGTTGATATGTTGCCGCTGTTTGTATCTAGTGAAAATTTTAATTCGTTATTCCAATAGCCTGACATAGCACCAGCCTGCAGGACGATATGACCGCCTATCGTGCTGTTATCAATGCGTATCTCCAGTGGACTGACTTTCAACGTCCACTCATTGTGGGATAGCTGAATCGCACTGGTATTTTGACTAGACGTTTTTATATTTATCGTTCCGCCTGTGATAGTCGCTGATTTCGACGACAGCTTGTTAGCGACCACATTTCCGTTTTCGTCCACTTTGAACGTTCCGCTGCCGTTATTTATTTTCAACCCTGTCAGGGTCAGGGCGGTTATAAAACTAGCCACCAAATTGCCGTCGATGGTCCACGCATTTGTGTACGGTCCGTTTTTCGCAGAACCGCCGTCCGATGATTTCCAAAAACCTAGCCCATTTTTGTTTAATTGAATGCAGGATTTACAGGTATTTATATCAGCCGTATCCATAATCAGAATGCGTTCTGGTTTCTCAGAAGGATCAAGAATGACATGACCGCCCTCTGCGCCTGTTATCAACTTTGTAGCATTCTCGATTTTACTGTCTATGACCTGTCTATTTCTGAATTCGCTATCGTCAATAGCGGTCTGCAGGCTCTTGGTTTTGGCTGTCATGAACCATGTCATGGTTTCAAATTTGTCGCCAAATGTCAGCTCGGATTGTTCAGGGCTGTCAAGGTTTATAGTAATGCCGATTATGCGCAGATCTTCATCAATCCCCATGAGAAGGTTGACCACACGATACCAGCACCCCAACTCAAACTGTTCAAAATTCATATCAATTGTTGACAAATCAACCGCAGTTATTTTATACTGCTTTTTGGTTTTGTTCGCACTTTTTAGGAATGCCGTGGCTTTTGTTTTCAAAATTGACGCCTGTGTTACGTCGTCCCACGTCTGTGTACCGCTGATTACGCCATACTTAGCGACCAACGCACTATCTTCGATATAGTCTTTACCGCCGTTCACGCTGCCAATCGTCAGCCTTTTCTCGCTGTCGGTCTGCTTTGCACCCAACGGATATAGCCGTGTAATAACGCTCGTTTCGTCAATTTCACGGCTGATAGTTTTGAGATTTACCGCCAGTTCTATCTTTGTGTCAGTGCCGTGTCCGATATGCTCCAGATAGTCTATGTACACTTTGCCGTCTTGGTCTCTTAGCTGGATTTCACCGCCGAATTTTCCGACCAGTTGTTCAGATATAGCGTCCATAGTCGATACCCAATTGACAGAATATGTGTAATTATTTTCGCCCGTCACAGTGACCTGCCCGACCGATATGTGTTTGTCATCGCCGACCTGCGTATTGTGTTTGGAAATGAATGACGCTAGCACTGTCCGAATGCCTACCATTTTGTATTCAACATACGGCTGAACGCTGTCATACAGCCAACCTAAACGCCCCTCGCAGGTGACAGATTTACAAATCAGCCCTTGTTCGTCCATGCTGTCAGGACATTTCAGCACACGCCCGATAAAAACGTCTTTGCCTATGCTATCGTCCGTGACAGTGACTGATGTTGTCAGTGGTTTCAGTTTGTTGTATCCTGCATTGTCGGGGTATATGGTAAACGTAAAACTGTCAACGGCATTGACAGCCTTGACGATTTTTCCACCTGAAATGCGGTCAAGGTTATCGCTATGTATCGTGGTTTTTTCAGTACCATTTGTGATAGTGACAGTGTGCATTTATAAAACCTCCTCATGCAGATCCAGTGTGAGCGACCCGAAGCCATACGCTGACAAAGTATTCAACCCAGGCTGTAAAATCAATTCGTCCATATCGAATGGTTTTTCTGTCGGTCTGTATACCTTTTCGGATATATCAACGTTGTTATTTTGAAAATACGTGAATCCCACCTTGTCGGTATCATCAGCAGACCGCCTATATATCAGACGTGGTTTTATCGGCACGTCTGAATACAAATAGATTCTCAGAACACCCATAGGGGCGTGTGGAGCCATTTTAATAGCCGTCAGTGTCATGTTCGTAAGATTTAGACAGTCATTTTCAAAACTGAAATCGTCAAAACCCTTGTCTGAAAAATCGTCAGATATCTTATACGGCTGTGCCTTGAAAGTTGCTGTTACCTCAACATGATACCCCTTTTCACTTTCGGCACAGCTAATCGCTCTTGTCTTATAATGGTAAATTTCGGCATCGTCATATAGGTCACATTCGCCAGCCGACAAAATCCAGTTTTCAAAATCTGCCACCGTTTTCCGCAGGGCGGTTTTCGGACAGTCCATAAATACGAATTTGTATGTCAGTGTTCGTGTATCATAGGTAGGTTTACCGCCATTCTGATATGTGAAACATATGTCGCCATTGCGGTATGGTATAGTAGCCGATATATCCCTGATGTTTGGCGGCGGTGTACTGCGTGATGTCAGCAACGCTCCAAAATCGGTATAGGAATTTTTACCATTTATCGTTATACTAGACATTTTCAGCCGCCCTCCTAGCATTCAGATTGATTTTTTCAGCCATAGCAACGTCCATGTATGGCGCTGTTACTGTGGCAAAACGTTTTCCGTCAATGTTCATAACCACTGTCAAATCACCGCTCTTGCCGTTTGACGTCGTGCTGTCGGCTTCGGTTGATATTTTGTCAGCAGTTTTTCTTGCGTTCTGTCTGCCTATCATGACAGGATCCATTTCAGCCGATACGCCTGCAACGCTGTCAACGATAGCCTGTGCCTCGTTCACTGGTTCGTCCGCAGTGTCTTCCATACCGACAGCGATACCAGACGGCAGATACTGACCGACCTTTTTCGCCATAACCCTTGAAGGCGAATGAATGTCGAAAAAATCACAGAATCCGTCTATAATGGCACTTCCAACATCTTCAACAACGCTCCAGATTCCACTGACTGCGGAAACTAAACCGTTCAAAATGCCTTTGAGAATATTTGCGCCCAAGTCCAGCCAATCAACTTCCTTGAAGCCGTCTATGATAGCGCTGATTATATCAGGCAGTGCGTCTATGATAGCAGGAATTGCAGTCGGCAACCCCTGTGCTAATGCAACAATCAATTCCATACCAGCCTTGACTAGCACAGGCAGATTTTCTGTCAACGAATCTGTTATAACAGGTATCAACGCTATTATTGCGTTTATCAAATCGGGCGTGCATTTAGTTAGACCTGTTATCAATCCTGTTAGCAATTGGAAACCGCCCTCAATGATTGCAGGAAGATTTTCAATCAGCGTGTCAGTTATTTCTTTTATTAAACTAGGCAACATTGGCATTAACTGTCCGATAACGTCATTTAGTCCGTCAATCAGACCCAAAAACAGTGTGATTGCACCCTGCACCAGTTCAGGCACTAGCGTAGGGATAGTTGAAACCAACGCATTTATCAACCCGAAAAAGCCGTTAAGCAGTGACGGCAAAATTGAGTTGATTAGTGACGGCGCAGATTGTGCCAACGATCGAATGATAGATGTTAGAACTGTAGTTGCCGCTGTGATTAGTGTAGGTGCATTTTCGGCAAGCGTTTCTGACGCAGAACTGAACAGCCCAGATATAACAACAGGAATTTGTTCGGTCAAGCCGTCAAGACCGCCACTGTCATATGCGTCTAGCAAACTAGAAACGCCGTCAAACAGTTTGGTAAAACCGCCCGACAATTTCTGAACAGCTGGCAACGATTTTGTCAGAAAATCTGCTGCCATTCCCTTTGCACCTGCCATAACAGGTGTGAACGCAGTTCCCAAAGACGCAAGGGCGTCCTGCAATTCAAAACTTGCACGTTCATAGTCCAGCGTTGATTTATTTGCTGATTGGTATTCGTCATTGATTTCCGACAGACCCGAATTTGCCAGCCAATCAAGGGCATACTGCTGACGTTCTGCTTCTGACGTGCAATTCTGTAGACCCGCATTAAAATCATCAACGCTATCACCCATACGCCCGATAAGCTCTGAAAACTGACCTGTCGCAGCACCTGTAGCAAGGGTCTCCTGCAAGCTGTCCGAAAGGCTCTCGATTTTCAAGGTATCAGGGAATTTTTCAACCGCTCCGCTGAGTGCGTTTATAGCAGGCGTCATTTGTTCATCGCTGAAACCAACAGCCATAAGGTTTGACAACGCTTCAATGCTTGAATCGGACTCGCCTGTGATAGCCACCAAATCTTGCATTTTTGATTTCATAAAATCAAAATTATTGCCGCTGGTTTCGGCGTTTGTTTTCAGCTTGGTCATATCGCTGTTCCACTCACGGCTGGTCTCAACGTTTGCCGCAAGTGCCGTTGTTACAGCTGCAAGACCAACACCTATGGTCTGTGTGTATTTCTTGAACCCATCAGCCGCCTTGCCTATCATGGCTGTGTCTATTTTGCCCAGCGTTGCCGTGAACTTCACGGCTTTGCTTGCCGCACCGCCTATGGCAGAACCGACTTTTTCGACTTTCTTTATGACAGGCTCGACCTTGTCTTTGGCTTCTTTGAATGCCGTGCCAATGGCATTAACATTTTTCTTTTCGTCTTTCAGACTTGACAGCTTCGACTTCGTTGTTTCCAACTCACGCTGGAACGCACGATACTGTCCTGCGTCTATCTCACCCTTTTTATACTGTGCCGTGACCTGTGATTGTGCTTCTTTCAGCACGTCCAACTTTGACTTTGTTTCTTTGATACTGTCTTTCAGCAGGTCTTGTTTTTGCTTGACCAGTGTGACGTTGTTCGGGTCTAGCTTCAGGGCTTTATCGACCGCTTTCAGCTCGCTCTCCAACTCACGGCTCTTCTTGTTTGTTTCTTTCAGTGCCTTGTCAAGACCTGTGGTGTCACCGCCTATTTTTATCGTAATACCCTTAATGCTACTTTTTGCCACCTATCATTACCCCCTTTCCAAAATTTTCTCGCAAAGCCTGCCGGTCAGGCTTCGTCAGGGTCAATCTATATGCGTTATCTAGGTACTCTTGACCGCTCTCTGTCTGCCTGAGCCGTGCGATAAATGCGTCACGGCGTATCAGCAGATAGTCATAGTAGTCCATATCATCAACATCATATAGCGATATGCCCATATAGTCCGCAACTAATTTTTCCCACGTTGAGGAAATTTCATATTTTTCCCCCTCCCTATCCTGCGGTGGATAGTAGGGGAGTGCTAGTTTTTTGAATTTTTGATTTCTAGCAGATAGTCGATATATGTGCGGTAGAACATCTGAATGTCATAGATGTCCCAATCAGCTAGTGTTTCAGCCGTTATTGGTATCTTTGCGATGTTGTGTGACATCAACCTTGCACACATTTCGATTGCTTCGTCCAGCTTGTTGCCGCCTAACTTTGCAGATATTTCCCCGAACGCTTCAATCTCACCCTTTGTGGGCGGCATAACAAATATCGTGGTATGCTTTTCGTCAGCCAGCTCAATGCGCAGGCTAGGTTTTTGCATTTTATTGAAATTCAACGTCTTTGGCATTTTATACACCTCCAAAAAAACAGCCCACTGAAAAATTCAGTAGGCTGTGTATTTGTGTTGCTTATATGGCACTTATCGACTTGTCTTCTTCGATATAGGTAATCAGCGTTCCCTCGCTGTCGCTTGGCAGTGCTTTGAACTCTGCGTCGATAACGCTTTCCTTGTCCTTTGCGAACGCCAGTTCGATGCCGCTCTGGTTGTTGCCCACGATCATAACCCATATATCTCCGTCAACTGCGTCAACGTGGTGGAAACACAAAACATATCTCTTGCGACGCATATTCTTCAGACCGCCAATCTTGACAGTTCTACGTTTCTTGCTGGTATCTTCTGTAACCCTTGCAGTATCGCAGAGAACGTCAAGCGTGTTGCCGTTGAATACCATAATGCCAGTTTTCAGTGTAGCTTCTTCCTCTGTGATGATTGTCTTCTGGTGTGTGCCGTCATCATCACTTGCGGTGTAGAATGTAGGTTTATATGACAGGGTTGCGCCACCCTGGATATAGCCCAGCACATTGGCTTCGGTGCAGATAGTATCAACATCTGGCACTGTTTCACCGCTGAAATCCTGATAGTAGATATAACCGCTTCCAAGAATGATATTGCTTGGGGCTTTCTTTGTCTCAGCCATTTCAATTCCTCCTTTTTAAATTTGTGATTTATGTACGAATAATTTTTCAATAGATTTTGGACGTTTGTTATTACTATTTAACGTCCTTAAAATTTCTTTTTGCCAAACGCAAACAAAATCGTCAGGTGCTTGCAATTCCGAAATAAACACTGTGTTCTTCTCGCTGATTTTTCTCATGTATTTCCAAAATTCAGAACTGTCAAATTCGCCTGTTGAATAGCCTGTAACGCCAACATATGGTGGGTCAGCGTATACTATAGATCCGTCAGGAATGTCAACACCGCGATAATCGGTACAGGTAAATTTTGCTGTTTTAAGATTTTCAATATCTCGCATTATAGCATTCCTACCTTGTTTGGCATAGTTGTCACCTTTTTTGTTTCGGGCATAGCCGCCAAACCATTTCGCACCAAACGAACACCCAAAGCCCACAAAGCCAGTCAATGCCTTATCCTCGTCCTTATGCTCACGAATATATCTATATTGTTCTTCTGATATATCTTCGGGCAAGTCATAGCCGTTTTGTAACGCCTGATACATAGCTATCAGATATGGGTGTAGGTCATTGCATATAACATTTTCAAAATGTGATGCTAATTTTGTTTCGATTGCACAGCCGCCGCAGAACAAACTTACAAACGTCTTAACATTTTCCTTTTTTTGTAAGATAAGTTCTGAGATAGGTTTTGCAATCCTGCATTTGCCGCCTAAATATTGCATTGTCCCTTCCTTTATTTCAAATAATTGGTAAATGAATATCTTATCTGATACTCCTTGCTGTCTTCAATCCAGCTTTCAGACTTTTCCAAATCAAAATCTGCAAACTGCTTTTCAACAGCCGTTTCTAGTTCAACGTCGATTTTCCTAGTGTACAATTCAATGACTATCGTCTGCTCTCGCAGGCTTGCGGGGTGCATATCGTCTCCGCTGTCTATGGTGCTTTCACGATAAAACACACAGTAGGGCGTTTTCATTTCGCCACGTGATGAATAGTATGCGATTCTGTCTTGTAGTTCGTCGATAGCCGTTAATCGTGAACGTATATCAGCCAATGTCAAATTCATTTCTTCAACCTCGTTTCTATCAACTCAGGCAGTGCTTTTTGTGCATATTCCTCAACAGGTTTGATATGCACAAATGCTTTTACTCTGCCCTTTCCGCCTTTCTTTGCGTGACCGTGCTCCAGCAGGTGCGTCAAGTAGTAGTATTTTTTGTTTCGCACAACAACACGTTTGTTGCCCGACTTAGCGTATTCCGTTTCGGCTTTCCAGCTTTCGGCATACTTGCCTGTTCGACGTGGTGATGTGGCTTTCAGCTTTTCGACGCACTGGTCTGCGACCTCGTCGATACAGCCGTCAACTATCTTTGCGGTTTCTTCGCTGTATTCTTTCAGGTCATCAGCGACCTGTTTCGCCAGTTTGCTGACATCAATTTCAACCGATTTCATCAGCTATCACCGCCGAAACGTTCAGCCGTCAGTTCAATGGCCGTTCCTGCGACATATGTGCGTATGATACGATACTCCCGACCGTTGTAGAATAGCATATCTTCATCGTCATAGTCATAGTAATCTGCCATTTTGATTTTCAGCGTAGGTTGAAACCCTGCTTGTGCGGCACTGTAAAATTCAGACCGTGAAATTGATGATATTTGGCAAAATACCTCTTTGGCATTCTCCCAATCAACGACCTTTTCTTGATTTCCTATCTCGTCTGAAGCTATCTTTGCTTTGGCAATTTTTACAACATCGTTGAACATTGTTAAATCCCCTCCGTGTAGTCCTCGTTCAGACTTAGTGCGTCTCGCAAACGCTCGTAGTTCTTGCGGAAATCTACGCCTTTGCCGTTGAAATCATACTGCCATTTGACATAGTTTTCAATAGCCTTTTTTAGAATCGCACTGCAATCGTCAGCGTCAAAGGGAACGAACACGCCCACACGCTTCAAATCTTCCATGCAGGCGTCAACGTTTGACATAATGTCGCTATCTAGCTTGTTATGCGATATCCTCAACGAATTTTTCAAACTTTCTAGCATTCGTTATGCCCCCCCTTTTTGTCATGATTACTTGCTTTTCTTTGTGAGTGTCACAAGGCTGTTCTTGTCGACGACCTTGCCGTCTACCAGCATAACAGCCTTTGTTACCTGGTCTTCAGTGTCATTGTCCTCATATCTCTTGACCGTCATAGCAAGATTTGTGTTGAGGATATAGTCCTCAGGGCGGAAGAAGAATGCAACGATTGTATCAGCTGATACAGTATCCGCATAAGCGTCGATATCGTCTGAGAACACAACAGGTGTGCCAAGGATTGATGGCTGCATATCTCCGTTAAGACCATAGTTGACCCTAGCGATAGGCTGTCCGTTTGTGTCTGTCAGTGCCTGGATATCGCAGAATGTTGCATAGTTCATGAACATCTTAACGCCTGCTCTGTAGCCTGACGGAATTTTCTTCTTCATATCCCACAGAGTCTTGTATGTAATACCGCTTGCCAGTGCAACGTCCACGTTCTGACCGCTGACAACAGTTTCCTTTGTGATACCCTTTGGCTTGCCTGAACCGTCGCCCTTGATGATTGCTGTTTCGATAGCAGCGATCATTGCGTCGGCTACCTGATTAGCAAATGTTGTCTCAAAGAAGTCGAGTGATACCACAGAAACTTCGAGTGACATGGAGATAGCACATCTCAGCTTGTAGTAGCTGAAAGTGATTGAACCGGTGGACTTCTTCTGTGTGTCAGAGCTTGCACGCTCAGCGACCCATGTTGCAACTGGTTTGGCGCTTGAAGTAGGAATTGTCACGCCGCCCTTGATATTCGTCTTTGTGACAAGGGCATAGATCTGTCCATGTTCCTCCAGCTTCTCAACTATTTTCTGCATAGTTGTGGACGGAATAACAACCGCAACGTCAGTGGTCTTTGTGTTCTGTGCTTCGTTTGCAAACTTTGCAGGAATTGGTGTGCCCTCGAGAACATTGTGCATAAACGCAGTTCTGTATTCGATGCTGTCATAGATGTTTGATGTGTGTGTGATCGCATTCTCGTTCATCTTGTTTTCATTCCTTTCGATGATATTTTTCATAGTATCTGACGCATGGTCTTTTGTCATAGCGTTCAGATTTGCCTGTGTCTTTGCCGCTTTTTCAGCGTCATTCATCAGCTTTTCAGCTTCCTCAAAATTGCCCTCGTCGATGAGAGCCTGAGCCTTATCAAGCATTTCCTGTCTTGTCATTTTTATAACCCTCCTTTAGTTTGTCTAGCCTTGCCTGTGCTGTTATCTTTTTATCAGCACGCTCAGCCTTCATTTTTTCGATTACGTTTTGCGGTATGATATCGCAGTAAGCCGCCACCAGCTGTGACTTGACGTTCTTGCTTCCTGCAATTTCGTCTATCAGCCCCAGTTCGACCGCTTCATCAGCCGTCAGCCATGTTTCCTTGTCCATGATTTCCAGTGCCTTTTCCTTTGTCATGCCTGATTTGGTTATATAGGCATTTGCAATAGTTTCATTGGCTTTTTGCAAAATCTCTGACATCTTGTCCATGTCATGGTAATCACCTCTTGTCGCTGATGATACGTTGTGCACCATAATTTGTGCCGTCGGTGATATATCTGACTTGCCTGCACACGCTATCACACTTGCCGCACTTGCCGCAAGACCGACAACGTGTATTTTGACATCACCTGAATATTCACGGATTGCCGAATAGATTTCGGACGCCGCAAAAATATCACCGCCGCCAGAATTGATGTAGACCTCCAACGGCTCGCCTTTTTCAGTTGCCGCAGTTATATCTTTTAAGACCCTCGCAGGGGAAGTGGCGTCAATCTCGAAAAGGTCATAGATCCACTGGTCATCATTCGGAATGATTGTACCTTTGACGTTAGTTTTCATCGCTTTCACCTCCCTCGCCGCTGTCTATCTTTGCCGTGTCTAGTCTGACATAGTATTGATCGCCCGAAGGAATGTCAGCCAGATTGAACACGCTTCGGATTTCGTTTGCGTTCATGATACCTCTGTCAAAAAACTGCACCAAATTCAGCTTGGTTGACATTGACGCAGTGCTCAGATTGAACGCTTCAAAAACTATCTTGTTGCCATACCCTCTCTCGATACGGCTGAATAGTTTTCGTGTAAATTCGCCAGCCAATTCCATTACCACTGGTTCTATCTCCGATTCGTAATAGGCGTTGTATTGGTCTTCGGTGTAGTTTGATTGCACGATATTTGCGTTTGTGTTGAACAACGAATAGATACGTTGCGTGGTTTTTTCCATAGTTGACGAATTAGGCACATAGTCTTTTGCGTCAACTTGCTTTGCGTCTGCCTTGCTGTCGACCGCCGCAACACCTGTGCCGTTTTGAACGCTCATGAACTGCTCGCTGAATTCTTGCGCCTGCTTCTTCAAATCCTCAGGACGCAGGGAACTGGTGAACTTCAACAGCCAGCGAATAATTGACGAATTCTTGATAGCCTTGACAATACCCTGATCTGTAGTTGTTACGATTTCCATTAATGGTGTCAGCGTTTCACTCAGCCGTTCTCCGAAGATATCGTCCTTATAAAAATCACTACGCAGATGAATGATATCTGCATATGGGAACGTATATCTTTGCCCATTGAAAAATGTGAATTTCAAATACAAATCATTGCCGATATATACGCATTCCGCACTGTCTGCAGGAATAGGATATAACTCTGTAGGATAGCCGTTGCCGTCACGGATAATCAAAATAAATGCGTTGTTGTTCAAACACAACTGCGTTGCGACTTTTTCCAACATTTTCTGCATTGTCATGAACTCATTAGGTTCTTCCAACAACATTCGCATATATGGTTCAGGGTTTATCTCGATACTGCCGTCACCATTTCGACTATATGATTTTCTGATATGCTTTGCGGTCAGTTTTCCAATAGCCTTGACCTTTGGGCGAATGCAGGCACGCACCAAGTCCGACCGATAAACATTACCGTCCCAGCCATAGTAGCCGTTGCCGATTTCCGTCATCATCTTATATCGGGTCACTACCTGTGACCTGTTTTTAAAACGATTTATCAGACCCATTTTTTTCACCCCTTTCTGCCTGTAGTTGTTTATCATGGGAACATTCCCGACAAGTGAAATTCCTTAAAACATTTCCATGATTCTTTTTCTTGATAAACCTCATCATATCTTGCCTGAATGCCGTCAAGTGTCATAGCTATTTCTTGCTGATACTTCACTTCGGGATAGTACGTCACTTGCATGAATTTGAAGATATCAGGATTGATGTTCATACCGCTCTGATATCGTGCCAAAAACGCTTTCATTTCATATTCCAAGATATAGAAAAGATATCTCGTTCCCATGCTCTTGTCTTTCGGTTGAAACACGCCATATTTAGTTTCTAGCTCTGAGTTCTCACACAGATATCTTACTTTTCCGTCCGTGGCAGATAGCTGAATATAGACAGTGCCAGCTTCGTACACTTTACCCTTTTTCACTCGTTCAAATGTCACCAGGTCAAGCAATGGCTTGCGGTCTTTCTTGGCATGGGAAATAATATAGTCGGTGCGGTTTTCAAGATTTTTCATTTCAAGCCATGTTGCCATAGTTTCGCCAACAATGTCTTGTTCGGTAAAGAATTTCAGAAAATCGTCCTTGACCTGACTGTATTCATCATCACCGCAAAGGTCTTTAAGTATCGCCATGAGGTCATTCGTTGCCTTATGCACTTCAAGCTCACTTTGTATCAGCTCTTTGCAGATGTCTTTTAAAGGTGGAAGTTCCTCCTTTTCAAACGTGTCAACGTAGCGTGGAACGCTCAAGATGTAATCATTCTTAGCAACTTCTTCATAACTTACCACGTTTGAGAATTTTTCAACAGCACTGCGATTGTGATATGTATCGGCTATTTTCTGAATATGTTTGTCCGTCATGACGTTCTGCTTGCCGTGTTTTTCGAAAAGTTTTTCGGCACTGATAAACAGAATATCTCTTGTCTGCTTGCTCTTGCTGAACACGATAACATTGACAGGTATGCTGGTATTCAGAAACATATTTTCAGGCAATGAAATAACTGCGTCTATCAAGTTGTTATCTATGAGCTGCTTGCGAATCCTGCCCTCTGCGTTTCCTCGAAAGAGGACACCTGCGGGCAGGATATAGAATGCTTTGCCTACGTCAGACAGCCGTGATAAGCCGTCAAGTACAAATGCATAGTCGCTAGCTTTAGCAGGCGCAAGGTCATAGTCCTCAAAGCGTGGGTCTGACTTTGGCTCCCATTTCAACGAATAAGGTGGGTTTGATATAACAACGTCCGTTGCATTTTCCTCATATGTGTCAGCAACTTCTATGTTGCTAAACTCATCCGATTTACTCAGCTTATAAACTTTCTGCACTTCGTTGAGCAGGACGTTTTTTTGCAGAACCACAGCATTCTTATTTCTCAGCGCAAGGTTGAGAAGTAGCACAGGGATACTCATCTGCGACAATTCTTCGCATTGGAAGAAATTATCTCTATCCATTCCGACTGACAACGCTCCAGTTCCTGCACATATATCGATTATCTTTTCTGACTTTGGCGCCAGCTTGGAAATCAGCTTGCACAGACAATCGGGTGTATAATCCTGTTTTAGATTACTGCGGTTTGCGTTATTCTCTTGAAAATAGTCACGCAGACAATCGTTATTGCCGTTGAAACCTTGCTTGACAAATTCCTTACACAGCTTGTCTTTTTCAACTTTGTCAAGAAGTTTAGCAAGGAGCGCCTGCGGAAGTTCAAAGCTTTCTTTTATGCCAAATAGATTGTTAATTACTTCGGTTGTCACTTTTATCTCCTTATATCAAACTCTCAAATTCTTCCTGTCGATTATAATAGACCACATATGCGTCTAGTAGTGCCGCAAGTCCGTCTATTCTCTGCGTTCGGTCAGATTTCTTACACGGCTGAATGTTGCCATTGACATCTGTTTTGACAGCCACATTCAGGAAACACCATTTGTCAATTGGGTTGTTGTCGTAAACGATGTTGTGCCGCTGAAACTCAGCTTTCAAATTCTTCATTGGGTCAGACAGTGTTATAACACCCTGACGCACAGGTATTAAAACACCCTTGCCAAACTCTTCCTCAAACGCTTTTATCAGCTCGTCTGAAACGTGCCAAGGGTCATAGCCGATAGCCAACGGATAGATATCTTCCTTGTCCCTCAGTTCCAAGAACCAATCTAGGATAACACGCTTGTTGACCTTGTTTCCCTCACACGTCCTCAGCAGACCTTGCGATTTCCACAGTTCATACGGCACACTATCTCGTCCACGTCTGTCGCCCTTTTCAGCGTCAGCGTCAAGAACGGCTTGTGGTATCCAGTACATAGATTTTACATACAGCCTATCATCATCAGGCTTTTTGCAGATAGCCTTTGCGGCATTCAGGTCTATATAATCAGCGGCATCAAAACCGCCAATGAAATATCTGAACGGATAGTCCACGACAGTTTCTTCATTGTTCAGCTCGTCCCATCTCAACCAGCCGCTTTCGGTATTCTGCGGAAGGTTGAAATCTTTGACCATAACCGTTGCTTTGAAGCTAGGGTCATCTTTGGCTTTCTGCACCATTTGGCGCAGATAGTCTATTGATTTTATCGTGCCCAGTCCAGGATTTGCTTTTATCCAACATTCTTCCTTATCCCATTCGTCGGGGCTATCCAGTTCGTTGATAAACGGCAGAAACCTTTTGTTGATTTCCGTCAGCCGTCCGTATAGCAGATTACTCGCATATTCGTATTGGGCGTCAAAGATACCGCCACGGACAAAGCCGTTTGTGGTAATGCAAAATAAAATGGGTTGCTGTCTAGCACCCATTGCTTGTTTTATCAAATCATATAGATCTCGGTTCTTGATTGCCGCCAATTCGTCGATAACACCGCAGTGAACGTCCAATCCGTCAAGGCTGTTTGAGTTGCTTGCAAGGGCTTTTATAAATCCCATGTTCAATGGGAAATACAAATCGGCTGCACGTTTGCGAATATGCTTGCTCAGCAGCGGCGATTGTTTTATCATTTTGTAGCAGGCGTTGAAACCCAGTTTTGCCTGATCTAGCATTGTGGCGACGTTATATATCTGCGGTGAACCCTCTCCGTCATTGACTAGCATATCATTTTCGACCGCCGCAATTTCTGTTGTCTTACCGTTCTTTCGCCCTTCAATTATTAAACATTCGTTATACTGGCGTAGGTTGTTATCGTCAACAAAGCCGAATAATGCTTGCAGTCTCGCTTTTTGAAACAACTCTAGCTTCAACGGCTGACCTAGTTTTCCAGACGGCAGCTTACAGAATTTTTCTATAAAATCCGTGTGCCGTGTTGCAATAGCTTCGTCAAAATGAAATTCATCAGGGCTTGCAAATCTGTTCAGCAGCATTTCGGAAACCTTTTTCATTTTTTCACAAGCAACGATATTTCCGTCATAAATGCCAGTAAAATATTTTTCAAACTCCGTCAACGCTTTGCACCGCCCAGAAATTCCAACAGTTCGTCGCCCTCAGACTTCTGCAGGCTGTCGAGAATAATGTCTTCAACGGTCTTTGCCATTGCATTGTATTTTCCGATTAATGTCGCATACGCCTTGCTTGCAGGGTGCTCTGTCTTGACAGTAAAACCATTGCCGTTTGTCGCTTCGATGATTGCACCCTCTGCTTTTATTTTTTTCTGGTACTCACTCAGCAGATTTTCCATGTACTCCAGCTGATCTAGCAGCTTTATACCCAGCTCTCTCTTAGCCGGTTCACAACTATCCACAGCTTTTCGCAACTCGCTCAAATTCTTCTTGATTTTTGCCATTGTCAGATTACACCCCCTTATGTGATTTTATCGTGCGTAAAAAATGACCTTTGCCCCCTCGGTATCTTAGGAAAAAATTCACTCCAAATTTGAGGGGGGCATGGGCATACCCGATGCGTCAAATTCACATTTTGTTAATTTTTTAGGTGATTTTTGGTAGAAGTGACCCTCGAAATTATCATGACATTTTTTGCACACGAATTCGAGATTGGCATGGTTCAATGATACCTCAGGGTCACGAATGTTCGCTGGTGTCAACAATGTTCGGTGATGAACGATATATCCAGCACGTTCGTGACATTCTTCACAAAGACCGCCGTCGATTAGTATGCGTTTGTCAATGTAGGATTGGCGACACTTCTTCCACGCTGCCGAGCGGTAAAAGGAATATGCAAAGCCTTTCATGATACCGCCCCCATAAAATAAAAATGCCACACATGGGACACATTGCTAAGAGGTGTGTGTGGCTGATTGGTATCGGCGTCAACATCATCGCAGTATCGACCGATATATCCGCCATAGCTAATGCCATAGCGGAATCAGGAGATCTAAAACAAAAGAAGTAAAAAACATGGAGCAGGTTAAGTGATGGCGCACCGCCCCTGCACATTGCCTGAGGGCTAGCCACTCAGGCGTAAAAATGGGGTTGGCTTTTATTGAGGAGATAACCAACTGACCTTTTCACCCTATCGGGCTATTATACAGTATAGCAGATTAATAGCTGCATTTCACTGCATTTCACTGCACTCTTTCGGAACGATGATATGTTTCAGGGCTTCGCCGTGAATTTTATAAATCGTGCGTTCTGAGTAGTTCATATAGTCAGTGATCCCCATTATATATTCACCATTTTCTTTGTTGAATTTTCCAACCCAGCGTTGATAGAAAAGATACCGCCGTTCAAGAACCTCTCGCTGGTCTGCGTCTGCCACTGCGTCAATGGACTTTTCGATTTGCAAACGTTTGTCAATCAGTATCAGCGCCAGTTCCTGCTGTCTGCGTTCGTATTCTGCTATGCGTTCTATGGTGCTTGACATCTTGTCACCATTGCAACTACCATGACTAGCACCTGTGTTTTCGTATGATATGCCAGCGTATTCTAGCTGTGATCGCAGTTTTTTGACCTTGTTTTCGATGATTTTCACACGCCGTTCGATTTTATAGGCGTTTTGCAAATATTCTTTTGCTGTCATTTCAACCGCCTTTCTGCACCCTGTCAGTCATTTCCGTTGATATCAGTTCCGACAGGTCAATGCCGTATGTTTCTTTCAGATAGCTGGCGTTATTGTCGTTATCGAATTCAGCCGTGTCCATGATGTCAAACGTGCTATTTACTGCGTTGATAAATGCACGCAGGCGTTTGCCTTTCCAGCCGTACCACTTATCCAGCGTCCACAAAACAGTCGCCATTATCTGTTCTGTGATATCCTGCATTATCTCGCCTTGCAGTTCGCTATATCTTTTCTGCATTTCCTTTGCGACTTCTTTCTTGATGTCGCTTTGTCTGACGATGTTTGTTCGTGCTTTCATGGCATTTCACCAGCTTCCAGCAATTCAGGATTGTCATAAACGTTTCCGTCAATTTGTAGTTCTTCGCCATAAACGTTGTCAAAATCAACTGTGAATGTAGATAGTATCTTACGCATTGTTATCACTCCTTTTCTCCCACGCATTGCATTTATCCTTTCTGCTCACTGCGAGAAATTTGATCTTTGCGACATCACTTCGCTTCGCACAAAAAGTATATAGTACCTTGTCATGCTGAGGACCGAAGCCTATTGCGTGTTTGCAATTTGAACAGGTTTTATCCATTTCTGTCACCGTCCATTCTTGCTCCGCAAAGTGGACAATAAGTCGGGAACGTATCGCCGCATATTTCTTCTAAATCGCTTGCATAATATTCTGTTTTACATTCACTACATCTTGTACAGCCGTTTTCATACATTAATTCTGTGCTTTCCCACTTTCCATGCCTTGCTTCCTGCACGTCTGCGGTAGGCTGTTCGTTGATTATATCAGCAATACTACTGTTATCACCCAGAATGCCTGTTATGCCCTTTTCGTATATCGGCATACACGCCGCTGATAATTCGTTAATCAGATTGTCTGCGTCGATATATTTTGTCATCTTTATACCTCCAAATCATCAAATGTTAGCTGGTTGAAATCTTCACCTAGCCACCAGCGAAAAACGTCTTGACCTGTTTGCCACGACATTTTAGCAACTTTTCCAAGCTGTCTTCTACGTTCTAGCATTCTATCAAATGCCGTTATATAATTTTGTTTATATTTGGGATATCGTTCAAATTCAACGTATCTATGTTTTCCTGCCACAGGACAACCAATGCACCCTATACGATTAAAACCGCATTCATACAGCGGATTTGATTTGCAACCATAGTAGTGCAAAAAATCCCACACATCATCATCAGACCAGTCGACTATAGGGTTTACCATAGTTTTCGTAGTACGATAGCAGTGTTCAACCAACCTACGACTTTTGTCGTTATCATCGTTAAGAATTATCCCATCCTGATACGTTTGCTGATACTCTATGCCTATTTCATCAGCAGTTTTCATTGTAGTTTTCGGCTTGCCGATAATTTTTATAACATCAGCCGTTTCTTTACGGCGTTGACTTTCAGACCACCTAACACCCGTGACAACAACACGTCCTACGCCGCCACGTTCTTTTAATTCGCTGCAGCAGTATCTTGCAATGCGTGTCGGTGGCATTAGCTTCTTGACAATCAGATTCCACATTGTAATGTGATTGCCGTTCTTGTCATACGCCTTGTCAATTCTGACATCTGGCAGAGATTGAACATATCTAACAGTTTCGGGCGCATCAATGGTTGTCAGATTATGTACTGCTTCAAACTTAACTCCAGCAAGTTGTGCCAAGACTTTGATACAATCGCTATCTTTTCCACCGCTATACGCTAAATAATATCCGTCCGCAGGTTCAAACGCTTTCAGACGTTCGATAGCCTTTTGTTCTTTTGCACTATCCATATAGCCTCCTAAAAAGTTACTGTCACATTCAACACTGCCGCCGCTATCCAGTAGACGGCTTTCTTGTAATCCTTTTGCACGGCGTATATAATTGCCGCTCCCACGTCCAGCAAAATCAGCAGAAGCGGAAAAATGTATTCGGGTTTGATTTTTACCATGTTATTCCTCCTCATACGAACCTAGCCCCGACAGCACATCGAACATATGCTTGATAAACTCTATCAGCTCTTCACGGCTCTTCTTTTCAAATTCTGCATAGGGTCTGATGAATTTTTCCATTTCGCGCATAACACGTACACTGTCATTGAATGCCGCTATCACGTTTTCGTTAGGTTCGCTCTGCTTTATCTGCTTGTCCAGTTTCTGTGTCAAGGCGCTCTTGGCTTTTGCCGCCTGCTCTGCAGGAATATTGTTCAGTGTGGCGGTTTTGTACAGATAGTACATAGCCAACCAGTATATTTCGTCAAAGATGTTGCTATCATTCGGTAGTTCTTCACCACGATATGCTAGCTTGTCAATTTCTGTTCTTTCCATTTGTGCACCTCGTCAGCAAACCTCACAAAGGCTTTTTGCATTTTTTGTTTCGCCATTCAGAATGTCGCAAACCTTTTGTGCGATTTCTGTTGTTGGAAAATAAACGCATGGTTTTCTATCCGCAACAAGACAACCACCAACATAGTATGTACTGTCTTTCGTACCATAAAAAACGTAGTATTTTCTTGCATTGTCCTGCCAGTCAGGTACATAGTCAGGACAATAGGTATCGTGTAACCTTTCCAGTTTCAGTAAAAGGTTGATTTTATCAGCAACTTCTTCGGCACGTTTTCTTGTGTGGAAATAGTTGTTGCTTTCAAAAGATGCTTTATCCAAAAAATGGCCTGCTTCTAGTGTGTAGACAGCTCCAAAACGAGCCGTATTGAATTTACCTATGCAGTAGTATTCCTGTCCGTTTCCAACTCGCTTGAACTCTGGCTCTTCCTCGACCTTTGGAATTTCAATTCCTTTCAATCTTGCATAGGCGATAGCAACACCTGTGTCATAGTCAAATGTATCTTGTGGGCAACATTTTGCAATAGCGGATTTAACGGCTGTTGTGTCATAAACAATAACCACGTCACTGCAACCACTGTACGCAATCGCCTGCTTATCTTTTTGAAAATCTCTGTATGTCTTTTTGACCCACTGTTTAAATTCTTTCTTGTTCATTTTTTATTCCTCCTCATTTTTTTAGAACGGCGGCAAATCTTCGTCCTCAGCCGTGTCAACATCTTTGAAGCAGCCGTAGATCCTGCCCCATTCAGCATTGTTACAGCCGATACGTTTACAAATCTGGCTGTAGGCGACCTTGATGTTGTCTGCCACATTACCTGTTAATCGGTTTTTTACAATGGCAATTTTGCTTTGAAAATCGTCTTTGTCGTCGTCGCTATTTTTGCTATATGTTAAAACCAAATCAACCCTATTTGTGATGTCGCCCGAACCGCTGACACTATCTGCATTCAGTTCAATGCCGTCTGCGGTCTTGCGTGGGTGCGCTATCAGTATGATAGCTACGTTATATTTGACCGCTATGTATTTAACGGCGTTTACAAAATCGGACTGCGCCCGATACAATTCTTTGCTGAGGTCAACGTCCAGTGCCGTCATGAGGTTGTCAATTAGTATCAGTTTGACATTAAATCTGCGGATAGCTGTTTCAATCGTACCTAGCAATGATATTTTACCGTCACGCTTTGCATTATCGCCGTCAAGTTTGATTTCAGCCGTAACAGCCGTGTTGTCGAAGATGTACGCCTTATCGTCATACCAGCGGTTGATTTTATCGACCACATCATCAGGAATGTCATAGGTTTCGTCACCATATTCGTTGACCGAACGTATAACATTTTGTTTTCCTGCAATTTGGAGATCCAACCAGCGTTTGAAATGATAGTCAGGCAATTCTCCCGAATAAACAAAAATTGAATACGGATTGCCGTCGGGATCTGATTGGTCTAACGCATTTGCAATTATCTGCGATGCCAGTGTTGATTTACCCTCGCCACGTTTGCCCGTGATAACCACCACCTGCCCCATATAGATACCGCCGATATATCGGTCAACATCGTATATGCCTGTTTTGATATGTTCTTGTTTGTCAAGATTTACCGCCTTGACCTGCGATAACTTTTTGACAGCCGTGACAGGTATTTCTTCGGCGTTATTCACAGCGTCGCATATCGCTTTACAGCCGTATTTCTGTAGGATTGCATTTGCGTCCTTTTCGCCCAAATAGTCTTGCGCCCTAACGACTTTCAGTTTCTTGTGTGGGAATGACGTTGTGAACTGGTCAACCAGTGTTACGTGGCCGTGTTCGTGGTCTCCGAAAATTACAATTTCGTCGAAACTGTCAACAAAATCATAGCAGAACGGCACCCATGTTTTATTGCTCTGACCGCCTGGCACAGATACTGCATTATCTATCTGACAATCTGCCACCGACAGACTATCTATCTGCCCCTCTGTGACTATCAGCCTATCATGCTTTTCCGTACATCGGTTCATGCCGAACAGTATCGGTTTTGTGTTCTTTTCAAACCACTCTTTTTGATTGTCTCTGCCCTTGACAAAATCTGTCTTGCGGTATTTGACCGACGTCAACACGTTATTTTCATCAAAAAATGGAAACATTAGCAGATTATCACGCTTATCACCGACAGTGATGTTGTATTTTCGTGTGGTGATCTCTGAAATTCCCCTCGACCGCAGATATTCAACCGCCTTGTCACGGGTGACTATTTTCACTGGCGGTAACGTGCGGTATTTTTTTTTCTGCTCATCGTCAAATTCCAACGGATAGTTGAAATCTCTTGCAAGCTGCACAAAATGACCTGTCATGCCACAACTGCTTCTGAAACACTTGAACGCTCCTGTGTCAAGATTTACAGAAAATGTATCTTTGTCATGACCGCCCCCATTGCAGTACGGACAGTATTTGAAATACAGTTCACGCCCCTTGCGGTGCGTTTCTGCATTCAGTGCCACAGCCAGACCGACCACATCATCATCACGCATTGTATATCCCATGTTTTTTTCACCTCACTCAAAAATCTGTCCTGCCTGGATTGTCTGTCCGCCTGCCGTTTGTGTGCGCTGCGGGAGCAGCATATATTTCTTTATCTTTGTTATACTTTGTTGCTTTCTTTTCATTGGTGCCCTTAGCCTGCCCACAGCCTGCCCCTTGCCTGCCCTTAGCCTGCCCGACACTCTGCCGCTTGTCTTGATATTTGTCATAGCAAACCACGGTATAAACGCTATATCGTGGATATTTTGAGACTGCCACTTCCCCTGTCTCAATTAGATGTTTTATTGCTGTCCTTACACTTTTTACTGACAGACCTGTGTTTTTGGCAATGCTTGGATAACTTGTGGCTATCTGCCCACGCTGAATTGTGTTGTTTTCAAAATCATGCGGTTCATAATTTGCCTGCAAAATCAGGTATAAAAACACTACCAATGTGTTCGGTTCACGAAACCAACGCCATGCGCATATTTTTCGTTCTAGTGTTATAAATCCATTTTCTAGCATTTAATCACCACCCAATTTTTGAAGATAATCTCGCAAAGCGTAGTATAGTATCGCCTTTATCAGTGTGCCGCTTTCCTGCTTCCGACACGCTATGATCGTGATGTTATATCGTGCCTGCCATGAACAGAACGTTGCCAGTAGTGCCTTCGGTGGCATTTTACTGCGATAGTTGTGTAACAGAATATTTTCCCACAATCTATCATCTTCGACCATTAAAAACACTTTTGCATGGTCGTCAACCGACCGCTTGAATTCACGGTCAAAACGCTCTCGCCCTTTCGTGAAATTACCCACGATTTCGTCCAAATTCGCCTTGCGTTCAATGACAACGCTTTGAGCAAGGCTTACAGGCTCGCTGTTAGGTTTTACAGCTTCACATGTATAATCACCATAGTTTAACTTGTGTTGCGTATATGGCGTTTCTGTGGCTTTCAGAGCCTTTTCGATATGCCCCCACTTTTGTTCTCGGCTATCCACGATAACCGAGAACGTTTTAAGTGTGGCGTCAATGTCTATCGGGTGCATTAGAATGGCACTGCGTCATCGCCTACGTTGATTTCGACGAAATCTGACAGATTGGCGTTCGGATCAAAACTGTCATTGCTGGCTGTTGACGGCTTGTTTTTCAGCTCTTCACGCTTTGGAATTGTGAAATTGCCACTGCGGATATCGTTTGCAGGCACGAAACGTTTGCACTGCGTAAACCAGCCTGTATTACCGTCTTTTTCCCACTCTTTTTCGTTGAAAAGAGCGCCCACAAGTTTACCCTTCAGGACGTTCTCGTCCCAATCTCTTTCACAGTCGATATGTAGATTAGCATTTGAATTTTCAAACGCCTGTATCTGTGATTTGAAATAACCCAGCGACTTCTTGAACTTGGTTTCATCGCCTGTGTTATGCGGTATGCTCAGGCGCATTGAACCCTTCCACTTCTTGTTCTCCCACTCGTCAGGGGTAGCCTTATACAGCTTGTCGAAAAAGCCCTTGAACTCACCCTCTGCGATGTCAAACTGGATTGCTAGTCTGCTACCCCAGTCAGTGGGTTCAACCTTGACGTTGAGAATTTTTAGCACATATCCACCTGGCTGGAGCTTTGGCAGCTCTGAAAAACTTGTTGCTTCTGCCTGCTTGTAACCTGTAATTCCGATCATTTATTTTTCCTCGCTTTCTGTATTGTTTGGAGTTAAATTCCAATACTCTCTGATTTTGGTGTCTACGAATTTTAAATCATTTTCGATTTCATCGTCAAACATATCTTCGGGCGATTTCGCAGTAGAAATGCCTCTCGACTGCGTGATGAAATAGTGATGATTTTCGTCAGCCGTGCAGAACAGCACGATTGAAAACAGCCCTTCAACTGTCAACTGATTATCCAGCATTTTGCCGATAGTTTTTGCTTTGTACTTGCCGCCGTCGGTTAATTCGACGTGGTGCAAGAAGTACACAATAACATCTGACGGCAGGTCATTTATAACAAATTCTATCAGCCGTTCAAAACTGACCGCCATATCGGTAAATTTACCGTACCCTAGTTCTTTTGCCTTGTCGAAACTGTCAAATGCCATTAGGTACTGGCTATCATCAATGGCAAATGCCTTTGATTTCGATTGAAACATAGCCGCCTTGATAACATCATAACGGCTCTTGCCTTTGTTTGCTTTTACAAGTTTTGCCACTGAAAGCGTCGCAAGACCATTGTTTTTGAACGGCAGTGGCTTGCCAGCGACATTAAAAATGCTTATCTCGCCTGGCTTGAAATTCTTGAGGGAACGGCTCTTGCCGCTGCCACTTTCTCCCTCGATTAGAACTGGTAGTCCCATGTTTTATTCCTCCTCCTTGATTTCTAGTGGGCACTGAATGCCCACGAATGTGTCGGGTAAAAATACGATTTCGTCGGTCAGATTGCACCGCCCAGAACGACGTGAAAAAAATCTGCAATACTTGCAGGCGGCGTATGTCACGCCCTTGTTGTCAACAGGGAATGCGGTTTCAACTACCGCATAGCCCCTGACATATTTCTGAACGCCGTTGTCAAAACTAGCACTCATAGCAGGTTCAAATCCTCCTCTTCATACTCTACCCCTGCCAGCTCGGCAAGGTCATAGATTGAAATATCGTCGTTCTGGTTGATTTCTTCAATCAAAATCTCACGGAAACATTCCTTGCAATAGTCTTTGCCCTCGTAGCAGAAAACATTTTCGCTCGCAAGGTCTAACTGTTCTCTGCATTTGTCACATTCGACTACTGTGTAATCACGGTCCCTGCCGCAACATCTACACCCGTCAGGGCAGCCGACACAATCATTAGCCGTGTAACGCATTTGGAACACCGCCTTTGTGCTTGAAAAATGCAATATTTTTGTACACGAAATACGATTCAGTTTTGGTTTCCAACACCTCAGCACCGACTTCTTTTGCTACGGCATGAATGTCAGGTGGAAATATCTGAACGCCCAATATCATTCTGCCAGGTGTCCACACGCCACCTGTCATTATGGGATAGACGCCGTCGGTAGCAGTATTGTATACCTGCGTCTCTTTCATTTTTTGTTCCATGTCCGCCATGTCAACCATAGCGTCAAGCCTTTCTTTTACTGTCATGCTTTCGACCTCTCCTTTCCAATATTGCTGGCTCTGCCAGCTTGAAATCTCTGCAGGGGTAGCGCCTGCTACTTTCTAGGCAACTTTTCAGGTGCTTGCAATCCAAACATGAATAGCTAGTCACTTGGCTCACCATCCGGCCTTATCAATGATTTTAACTTTTGACAACTTATTCCCGCATTATATGCAGCTGTACATTGTTTGTCCATAGCAGAAAGCAATCCAGTAATGTCCAACAGCAACTTATTGAATTCCTTGTCAATTAGGCCAACTTTTGCGTGTGAGTCTGTCTGTTTATCAGAATATACAACAACTGGGATTAGCGAAAGTAAATAATTGTCATGTGATAGTTTTTTCCTCCTTGGCCAGCAATATATTGATGTACAGTCACGATAACGTGGCCAAGCATTAACCTCCGTAGGTTTTTCTGGGCCCCAATTTAGTTCATGCTGTTCGCATTCTCGCATAAACGCGTCATAATCTGTCTGTGTCTTTAGGCGAACTTTAAACTTGCCAGATATAAATCCGTCCCAATCAAATGCTGGTTTGGTGGTATTGATTATGTACTCTGCAAAAAAGCGTCTACAACAGGTCCCGGAAAGGGGACAATTCCCACAGTCATTTTCTACACAGCATTCCGCCGCCTTTACGATTTCCTCGTCAGTGATTTTCTTATTCATTCTCAATTTCCTCCCACTCAAAGCGACCTTTGCCGCTGTTACGCCACTGACCGATGCCTCTCAGCCTGCCGTAGTCCAACCACTCTCTTACGGCTGTTTCCATATTGTCTTTCAGAATAACGATAGTAAACTCAACTGTCGCTCCTGCAGGAACTGTCTCAGAGTGTGCCAGTGCGACACGTTCGCCCTGCGGCGTGCTTGCTCTCAACGGTCTCTGACATTCACCCATACCGCCCTTGAATTCGTATGGGATTTTTCGTTCCTCGACGAAGATAAGTCCGTCAATCTCTTTCTTGTACGCCTTGATTTTTGAGCTTGCCGTGCCTGATACCTTTTTCAGAACACCGCAAGCGTCCTTGAAAAGTCCTTTGATTTGATAGTCCCACAGAAATGGTGTGCCGTCTTCCAGTGTCGGGAATACCGTCATAGACTTTTCAACTACCTCAGCCACGCCAAGCGCGGCTATCTCTTCCTCACGGCTCTTTGCATCGGGTGCTTTCGATGCGATGTACTCATCGTGAATTGTGGTTGTTGCGTTTGCCGTTCCCAGAATCTCTTCGGTGAACGTCAACTTTACTTTGATTTTTTTCATGTTTTTGACCTCCGTTACGTTAAATTTATTTTTTCTTGCTTTTCGACGCCATACTGTGCCGAACTACGCCTTTGCTAGTCACTGCAGTTCCTTTGCTAATCACTGCTATGCCCTTGCGTCGCTATGCTTCTCAATGCCTTTGCTAATCAATGCCATTTCTTTGCATGGCACCGCCAATCTGCACCCTGCTATGCCTTTGCCTCTCGTTGCGTGTCAAAACTTCGCCTCGCCTTTGCTTGTCGGAACTTAGCTTTGCCGTTGCCTATCAAAACGGTGCTGTGCATACCTAGCCCTAGCTCCTCACCTCACAGCTTTGCCATTGCTTATCGACGCTATGCCGTTGCTTTGCTGTTCAAATCAACACCTTCACATTTCGCAGTCGTTCACAGGTTCGCTTTGCCGTAGCCAATGCTATTCATAGCAAATCCGTTGCATTGCGAATCTAAACTCTGCCATCGCTGTTTTCGTCACGGCTATCATCATCATCGCAGCTACTACGTTCATGTTTCCATTGGTGCTGGTCTATGATACATGCTATGAACAGTATCACAGCATAAAAAACTGTCAGTATCACGATTGCTGCGCCGATTATTGCGGTTATAAACATACCCTCTGACACTTTACCACTTTCCTTTCGTCTGTATCTCGACCTTGACAACAGGCTTTGAAGCTTCCTTGATCGCCTGCTCCAGTTCCTCACGGATTGCGGTTTCGGCTGTCTCCTTGATGTTTCGATATAGTCCGTAGACCGCCAGTGCGAATAGCGCCACACATAACGCTATTGCAGCCACGAATCTGACGATCTCCAGTGTTGCTATCATGCTGGTCATTTTCTTATGCTCCTTTCCTTGCAGTATTCTGCAAAGATTTCTTCGGGGTTCGCCCCGATTATCTTGCAGTACGTCACGATTTGTTCAGCATTCATGGTGCCGAACTGCCGTTCCCACCTGCTTACGGCTGTCTGTGCCATGTTCAGCCGTTTTGCGATTTTTGCCTGTGTAATATCGTTGTCGGCTCTGATAGATTTCAGCCGTTTGGATATCACGTCATTGGCTGTCATTTTCTTTGCAGGCATTGTTTTCACCCCCATTATTCGGCATGAACATCACGTGTAAGATAGTCCAGCGTAACGTTCAGCCATTTGGCTATCTGTAGAAGTACCGACGCTGGCATATCGTTTTTGTCCTGCCATTTGGACCATGTTCTGCGGTCTATTTCGATAGTCTTCGCAAGGTCCTGCTGGGTGAGATGTCTGCGTCTCAATTCACCATTGATGTTGTCAAATATCGTTGTCTTTTCAGCCATTTGTTACACCTCCGTTTTCATTTTGAATTTTCGTACTCGTTCTGAGTACATTATCATTATATACTCATTTTGGGCATTTGTCAACCCCAAATTGAGTACAAATATGTACAAATTTGAGATTATATTTTTGTACAAAATACTCATTTTGAAAATAATGCGCCCTATTTTCATTGACAAATTCCCATAATGGGTATATAATATATAGTAGGAGGTGATAAGAATGTTTGACAACCGCCTGAAAAAGCTGAGAATGGCGAAAAACCTCACACAAGAGGAAGTTGCAAAAGCCTTAGGCTTGCCGAAAACAACTTACTGCAACTACGAACGTGATGAGAGAGAGCCGTCAGCAATGACACTTTTGAAGATCTCAGCATACTTTGGCGTGTCCCTCGATTATCTTTGCGGAAACGAGGGCGAAAAAAATTCCCCGCCACCACAAAGTGACGAGGAAGCCAAGATTATCGACGCATTAAAGGTTCTTGAAGATAGCGAAATCAAAGACCTTGACAAATATGTCGATTTTCTCCTATTCAAGAGAGGGCTGCTTTAAGCAGCTCTTTTCTTTTTCTGCTCTTATTTTTTCCCACAATTCGGGGTGCTGTAGTATGTAAATCTTGTGGGCTAGTCTTTTTTCAAATTCTGTTCGTTCTTCTTTCGTCATTATTTTCTCCTCCTATGATTTATAGAACGTATGTTCGATAAGCCTATTATATACCATGTAATCACGGCTGTCAATACCCTTTTTATGTACTGTCCGAAAAATCGGACTAGAATAAAAAGACGTCAAAAAGTATTGCAAAATATGCGCTAAAATGCTATAATATACATGAAACACACATATATAGGCTATGTGTAAATCATAGCATTTTTATGGCATAAAATGCAAGCGTGTTTATAATATCGAACATTATTTGTTGAAACTGAACAAATCGTCAAGCCCACATTTTAGCGATTTTGCCAATAAAACAGCCGTTGAAATGCGCGGGTCAACGTTATAGTGTTCTATCTGGTCTATTTCCGAAAAGCTAACGCCTGACAGTTCGGACAGCTGGCGCAGTGTCAGACGCTGTGTGCGACGTATATCACGCAGATGTGTTTCGTATATCATATATATCACCTCTAGGGCTAGTATGTCCACAGGAGCCGTGATTATAAGAAAAGGGGCAGAAAAATGGGATTACGTTTAAGAAAATCAATAAAACTCGGTGGCGGTGCGAAGCTGAACATCGGTAAAAAATCCGTCGGTATGAGCGTCGGTGGAAAGGGCGCACGATACAGTGTCAACAGTTCAGGGCGGCGCACAAAGTCTGTCGGTATACCAGGCACAGGGCTGTCATATGTATCAACATCGGGCGGCAGAAAGTCGTCAAGCCGTAGTTCTCACGGCCGTAAAACGAGTGGCACATCAAAGGGCGGTTGCCTGCTGGTAATAATCATTTTCTGTGCTATATCGGTCATAGTCTATGGAATAGCGCACCTATTCGGCTATAGGCGGCCGACAAAGGTTGAATGGACTAATGACAACTATTCTATCGCACTGAATGACTATAATCGTGACTATAGCCACATAATCTATTTGCGAATCACAGGTGAAACCGACGCAGAGGACGTTGACCCGAAAGATATAAAAATTGAAATCAGTAATTCTGACGTTTGTCAGTTAGAATATGATGATAGCGGTGCATATGTCACCTATGACGTGAAACCTCTCAAAGACGGTTTTGCGGACGTGACCGCCACATATGATGGTGTGACATCTGACCCTATCACGATAACTGTTGATATGGGTGAAAAAGTCACTACTACCACCACGACAACAACTACTACCACCGCAGAGCCTGAAACCACCACCGAAGCGCCCCCTGTGCCAACTACCGCACAGGATCCAGCCGAAACGATAGTATATATCACGGCTTCGGGCGACAAGTATCACAACAAATCATGCAGATACTATGATGATACCTGCACGCCAATGAACCTACAGGACGCACAAAACGCAGGCTATAAGCCTTGCAAGGTGTGTGGCGGATAAACACCCCATAATAAAAAAGCCCCCACAGAGCGACCTGTGAGGGCGTGTACAGCCAAACCTAGCAAGAGATGATACTATAGTAGGAAGTACCCTATTATTTTATCATAAATTGAAAACATTGTCAAGATAATAGGAGGAATTTTACATGGCAACAGCGAAAAGACTGCCGAGCGGAAGTTATCGTGTGAGAGTGTACGATAAAAACACCGGTAAATACAAATCGTTCACGGCCGAAACGAAAAAAGCCGCCGAGCTTGCGGCGGCGGAATGGCTGATAAAATGTCAGGACGAAGAAAACCAGCAAATAACATTCCAGACCGCAGCTGAAGAATATATCAAAATAAAAACGCCTGTGCTATCACCCACCACGATACACGGCTATCAGACTATCCTGCGCAACAATGTTGACAGGCTGAAAGATATTCCGATTGACGAGGTTACGCCGCAGCTAGTGCAGGACTGGGTAAACGGTTTGACCGTTGATAAATCGCCGAAAACTGTTCATAACATCTATGGTTTTTTTACAGCTGTTATGTCATACTATGACGTGGATATACGGCTAGGAAAAATTCGTTTGCCGTCCAAAACGAAAAAATTTAAAATTCTGCCTGATGTTGAAACCGTAGTGGACCTGTTCCGTGGGTCAGATATAGAAATTCCTGTGCTGTTGGCTGTATGGGGCGGTATGCGTATGTCGGAAATACTGGGTATCCGTCGCAAGGACCTATGTGGTGATGTGTTGACACTGTCGCAGGTGCGTGTCACAGTTGGCAAGGAAATAATTGACAAAGAGCAGGCTAAGACCTACAACAGTCGCCGACAGCTACGGCTAGGGCAGCCGATAGTAAATCTAATAGACAGCCTAAACTTGCAACCCGATGATTATGTTGTGGCCTACACCCGAAAACAGGTGTACGGCCGTTTCGTCAAAACAATGCGATCGGCAGGCTATCAGATCACATTTCACGATCTACGCCACATCAACGCCAGCGTCATGGCGAAACTAAATATCCCTGATGTATACGCTATGGAACGTGGCGGCTGGAGTAACACCAGCACATTGAAATCGGTATATCAGCAAACGTTTGATACAGACCGCCAGCGTATTGACCAAACCATTGATGACTATTTTCAGGACATATATGACACGAAATATGACATGAAAAATATAAAACAGCGTAAAAACGTAGTTTGAATAACTTTTGCCGTGGGTTCAAGTCCCGTCACCTCGACCAGTCACTCGCCGTGACGGGCGTCGTCCGTCATGGCTTTTTTTATTATCAGAACTTAACGCCGCAGGGGGAGTTTTTGTATTACCTAAAAAAGTAGAGTTATGCTTTGAGGAACCGAAAAGCGTAACTATTTTTTTGTATGTTCCACATAGCAAAAGTGCCTTATGACTAGCATTAAGGCACTTTATCGATTCAATCTTTCCCCAACCTCTCCGAAATCTCCAACACAAGCTTCTGATCCTTCTCAGAAAGCCTCGATACGCTGTCCACGATCTTCTGTGTGAGAGCTGGATTTTTGCTGCCATCGTCGAAAAACTGCTGATGATAAAGATATAGAGCAGATAAAACGAACCATGCTTGAACGTGTCGAAAGTATCGAGCCTAGAATAAGAGATTATGCAGAAGAATGGCATATCAACATATTCAGACAAAAAGATCTCCGTTGGAGATATAAGAAAAACTCAGCTTATCACTACCTATGGTGTTGGCGCTATAGTTGACTTTAAGAACGATACTGTTGTTATCGCTTCTACAGACGATTGGGACTATTCCCCTAATGACGCTGGTGAGGTAGAAAATCGAAAAATATTCAGCTTTTTAAGGAGCTTCATCAGCTTTATGCTGCTAAGCGTTTGTAGATATCCGCACCACATTGCATACAGCGCTCTGATTTTCACTTGTCCTATTTCTTCTTTCCAAAAAACAAATTAAACAGAATATCCACCACATCTTTTACAGGAATGAATATCACCGCCGCCTCTTGTCCCCCAAGAGAGCGGCGGTATCTACACTACGCTACTTTTCAGTAAGATATTCATTTCTGTCAAACAACTGCTCAATTGAAAGATTTTTAAACCTCGGAATGTTGTATCCAAACGGCGAGTTGAGAGCCTTTACAAAGTCTTTCGTATAGCCGTGATTTTTTAAAAGATCGTCCTCATACTTTATTTTCTCTTCTTGCTTTGTGTCATTTTCCCTTTTCGTGATACAGCGCTGCATAACATAATGATAAATGGAGAAGTAAGAATCCACTGTACGAATATCTCCTATGTATTCTTTCAGTTCACGAACTACAGTAAGATGAGCAATACAGTTGCGGTATTTTCTTGTCATGCTGCTGTCTGCATTATTGATATCAACTTCGACGCACTTACGCAGCCGCCTGTTCTTTTTCAAGAACAAATTCGGCGACTTATCACAAAGTTCACAAAGCGTCTGTGAAAGTATCCTGTAGTCATTTTTCAAGTTCTTTGAAGCCAACTCAGGAATTATCTCCTTATACAGCCCAAAATCACGTTCAAGGCAGTGTATCGCAATAACATACCTTGCATTGACATTTACAAGATTTTTCACCAGCAGATACATGACCGTAAGATAAAGCCCGATAACAGCCTTTGCCCTCTCCTTAGCCACGTTTTCTCTGCCCTTTGCCTGCTGTTTCACATTTTTGAAATCATCAAAGCTGATGTTCTTTATCATTCTCGCAAGCTCACTGCGCTTTACTTCCAAAGAACTGTTCATGTCAGGAAATTCCACACAACTCTTGTAATAACGCTCTATCTGCGTGTCAGGGATACCCCCAAGAACAAACATGACAACTTTCTCATTCTTAGCCACTTTTCTTATCTTCTGAGCATTCGCATACTTGATAAGGTATACAAACCGAGAGGACTCGATAACATTGTTTGTTATGAAATTCCTCAGACCATGTATGCCCTTGCCTTTTTCTTTAAGTTTTAAAATCTCGCTTATCCTATCGTCCGTGATATTGTCGTCTATACCGAGTATAGTCAGTGCGTCACGGAACATCGTAAGCTTCGCCGAAGCCGCAGGCTTTCTCATGGAAGCAATGTTCTTTACGATAAAAAGCTCGTTGGTTATCCTCTGGCTGTCATTGAACAGCTTGTAGCCCGCCGTAAGCTCACACTCAACATCAACAGCAGAGCTTTTCATTATCTTCAAAAACTCCTTGATGTTATCAAACTTGCTGATAAGCGTTGTAAGAAGATCGTTTATCTCCTTGCCGTCAAGAAAATATGTGAGCATATATATCATTTTGGAGAAATACAAAAGGTCAGACGCATTCTTCTTTTCGCTGTCAATAATTTTCTCATCAAAATCCATGTCAGCCTTGCCAAGCTCCTTGATAACGTCACCGTTCATGTGGTCGGCGATATTTTCAAAATCATTCCTGAATTTGCCCCAAAGCTTTGCCGCTTCATCAGCATATATCCCCTCTTTTTCATCATCGGTCATTGAAAAACGCAGTTTGCGCACAAGAGCTTCGCCTGCGGCAACGTCATTTCTGTAGTAGTTGCAGAAAAGCAGAAAATCCATAAGCTTGTACATCTTTGAGCGCACAGAGTCATATTGCTTGTCCTTAAATCTGAAGCCGTATTCGTCCAGCATTTTCTCACGAAGCTTTTTGATAGAAAAACCGAGATTTTTCTGAGATTTAAGCACAATGAAATCGTAATAAAGGCGTATGATATCATCAGCCTCATAGCCTTTCATCATATCAATAAGCAAGCTGATATTGACCTTGTTGCCCTGGATAAAGCCCTTATTTATAGAATCAAATCTCTCATCTACAAGATAGTCAAGGGTTTCTCTGTATTCGGAATCAATAATGTCAATAAAGCTGTAAAGGTCTTCATGAAGCTTACTTGACTTATCATGGAAAACACTCTGCCTTATCTGCCCCACAATTGCAAGCATATGATAAACACGCTTTTTGTAAGCTTGCGAAACTCTTGTATCCTTTGTCTTTGGCTCTTCAAGGCCGAAATAGCCAAGACGCTTAGTTTTCAGCAGGTCATTGAACTTTCTAAGGCTTTTTCTGATATTCTTTTTCTTATCGTCAGATAAAGTGCTGCCATTAGGGTTAGTGAAAACATCATAAGTATTTTTGGCAGAAAGATACCCCATAAAATCGTCATGACTTTCAGACTTCTTTATACCAAGCATATTGTTCAGCGCATAAACGATATTCGTTACATACACCGCAAGTATCTTTTCTATATCCAGAATGTTGTAAATAAGCTAGATATGTATATTGTCATCAAAAGTCTTGCCGAAAAAGCGCTTTTCAAGCTCCGATTTAAGCCCCAGCATATCCCATCTTACAGGCGAGCTTTCACCGCTTCTGTGAGTAGGGTTTGAAGTATTTATCTCCACTCCGCTCCCAAAGCCATGCTTGCTTGAAAAAGTGATGTTTACTTCGTTTACACCACGAAGTTCGATATTGCTGCTGTCCTTTGATGAAAGCTGAGTTTTGTTGTAGTCATTATTATCAACCTCATATTCAAGCACAGCAGAATTGCCCTTGCCGAAAGAGGTTATGTACATTTTATTTTCGCTGACAAGAATAGACTTCATTCCTGCCGCCTTTACGGAGGATTTTTTCTTCTCTGCCGCAGGTGCAATGACCTCTGCAGCAGGCATGGCAGCGATCGCAGGAGCAGCGTTATTATTTATCTCAGCCGCTTTGAGCTGTCTGGCTTTTTTCTGAGCCTCACGCAGCTCTCTAGGCTTCATTTTATTCTTTTTTGCCAT